AAGAACTCAAGCCTGTCAACTTCCTCTAAATCTTTGTCCAGCTTAATTGCACCGAACTCAATTATGCGAGGTTGCATGTCTAAGTCAGAACCCTCTGCTTTGGGCAAGCCTGTTGTTTCTAGGTCAAAGACTATCATCGCTGTTCCCCAACTTATTTGAATCAAGAGCCTCAAGCATGAATGAATAAACCCCCATGTCATGAACTGAGTCAAGAGTGCTCTCACTTACATTAGGCCAGTTTTGAGCATAGCGTGTCATCTTGGCGACGATCATATTTACAATCCCGAATCTGTTCCAATCCTCAACTGTTTTAAGTTGAACACCATCAGGAAACAAAGCAGTCATGACTTGACCATGAGTCAGGTAGTTATCACCGTATTGCTTGTTGCGCTGTTTAAATGTATGCAGAGCATCCTCAAGGCAATCAATCGGGTGTCTTTTCTTCCAGTGTTCTTTCATCATGAGCGGTTTGCCTGCCTTCTTCGTAGCCATGTTCTTTCCCTTCATCATATCCTTTATCATAAGCCTCATCTATCCGAGACTTAATTTCCTCTTCGCTGACATTGGCTCTGTCAATCGCCAACTCAAGCTCTCGGAGCAAAGATGGTCGGATGTCAAATACACGAGCAACCTTTTCTCCTCCGATCTCAAGATCGTTACCAAATAATCTGATTTCCAACATTAAAAGTCTCCTGGAGCAACTTGTAGGCAGGTTATGCCTTCACCACGCCACATATCAACGACTGACTTTCTGTCCTCAAGCACAAACCAAATATCTCTGTAATCAGGTATGTGTTTTTGCATCAGCTTTAATTTACAAACATCATCAGAGGATTGATCATCTTTCGGACGCATAATCAACCTGTCACAAGGCACATCATTAAGCCTTAACCACTTGGCTGTATCTCTGCGGTGACTTTCATCACGAGCAGTCATAATTACAACCTCGGTATCTTTGCCATGAAGCTCTCGCAAGATATTGCAGATGTTTTCAATCGGCCTATCATTTATGCCAGCTGCATTGAATGCTTCGTAGTCTCTTTCTTTGAAGAGGTGAATGCGGTGCCCGTAATCAGACAGCGTCCCATCAAGGTCACAAACAACTATGCGATCGCCCATGATGGCACCTCCGTGAATTTATATCCACCACCACGTATCTTTCCCAACTTCTCGCCCAGATAATAATTCCGATAAGACTGAACAGGGTCGCTGACCTTGTATTCATCTGGCATGCCGAGGTGCGGATATGTAAATGACTCATCCATAGGGATGTTATCAGGCAACTTATTAAGAGCAGGTATCAGCTCTGAATGCTTATGAGTAACAGGCTCTTTTTTCCTTGAGCCATATCGCTTATAATATTCTTCTGCTAGCTCAGTCACCATTACCAGCAACCAATTATAATTTGCAGCTGACTGCCTCACCCATTTTGAGCATGGGTGGTTTTGATATCCCATTGGGAACATGCCAACCTCATTAGCATATGAGTCCCCATCAAGGTATCTGTGTGCATTACAAAGCATGAGTACAGACTCTGATATCATTTTGCTAGAATGAATATCGCAATGCATTTTTGCAGCGACCACTGGGTCGTGATCAAGATAAAATATATTCATCGTGTTTTCCTTTCTCAATACGTTTATTTTAATCTTTTCACATAAAAAGATCAAGCTCCACCGAACATCCTTTTGATACGACGAATTGTTGCATTGGCGAATGACACAGCTTCTTCAGCTTCTTTGTAAGCATTGTCAAGATTTATCTTTGCTATCTTGACTTTGTTTTCTTTGATGATGTATGTCACCTGATTGAATGTTAAGCCTGTGGCCTTCATTATGTCTTTATATGAAGAGCCTTTGGTTTTCATCTTGCAAACTTTGTTTACAGTTTTTGAATCATGCTTAGCCATTTTTTGCTCCTTTTGGATTCAATGCTTTATACATGGATGGTGCTGCCCACTCGGTTGGAGTCAAAAATGGTTCAGCCCAAGGATGGACTGCGACAACTTCCTTAACCATGAGTTTGAACACCTCTTGATATTCACCTTGTGCTCTGGGTGACAGGCGAGACTTAGCCATCTCACTCAGCGTGCGCAAGTTAAACTTGGCGACGATATTTGTATGAATGTTCGTAGGCAAAATACCACGAGCATCTTCTGCTGGAATGCCAATCTCACGCAACTGTTGATAGCGCATATTTATCATTTCCATGGTTTGCTCGTACAACTGCTTTGCATAGTCATTTTCATAATAACGCTCAGGCGTGTAATATGTGAAGCCTTCCATATCTACAGTTCTTTGAGACTGCTGGGCGTATGATGCTTGACGAGTCCTTACGAACTGATGGGTGAATCCCCTGCTGACATCACGTATGTTAAACGTGTAGTCAATGAACTCCCAAGATGAGCGGATCGTCTTGAGCATGTAGTCAAGCTCCTCCTGCTTCTTTTCTTCAGACCAAGTTTTAATTTTTGACAACGCATTGTCATCATCCATCAGGCGAGTGTTCTTTGTGAACAAAAGCAGATTTACTGCATCGCTCGTATAATTTACCAATTTGACTTTCATTCGTTTGCTCCTTTCTGAGAATGCATCCATCTGGCATAGTCAGTGCCACCACGGATAAATTGTTCAACAACCTTTAAGTCGTCAACAACGTCATCAAGCAAGAGTTGCCGCCATGTTGCGAACCTTCCTACTGAATAGATATTATATTTGTTTGTCATTTGAAAAATAAATTCTTTGCGCAACCTGTCATCGATTGGCATTATCTTGCCATACTCTTGGGATGACTCTTTGAGGTCTTTCAACTTGTATGAGCGTATGCCAAAGTCTTCACTCAAAGTTTCCATCGCATGCATGCCTATGTTATCATCTGGCTTTTCAACAAACTCTGATATAAGAGTATTTCCGATGAGCGAAACTCTGTAATGCTTGAGCAATGGGTCTGGGTAGTAGATTGTTTGGCAGACTTGACAGTCTGGGTTTTCTATAATTGCTTTTTGCGTCCATATTTTTTGCTTCGGGAAGTCGGGCACTTCATCCCAGCCAACTATCTTCATCAAGATCGGCATAGGCAAGGTTGATATAATCGGCCTACCATTTTCCCAATCATTTATGTCATCGATTGTAAACTTTGTCAGATTGCTGTTATATTTTATAGAGCAGTTCTTTGCCATCTCTGAAATGAGATGCCATGGGGCTATGTAACGGTCAACATCTTCTAAATTGTTTATTGATCTATTAAGGACTGAGCCTGTGACCTTTTGAGAGTACATATTGCTCAGCATCAAATTTGGGGTTGTTATAATATCACTTTTATATTTGATTGCTTTTTTGACTTTGACTTTTGAAAATGGGACAGCAGTTGCCGTCTCAACTTTGTCAGTGCGGAACCGGAGCAGAGCACCATGGTTGTTCGGCAACTCCTTTTGGGCTTCATGTATTGTTGGTTTGAAGCTCCGCATCATATTTCCTGCCAGCAAACCTGCTAGCCCTGCTCCGTATATAATCATTGTCTGTAGTTCCCTTTTGGTGCACAAGTCACATCAACAACGACTGGTACATTCTTTTTGTTTATCATACGTTGAGTGTAGAACATAACAGGACGCAGGTCAACTGAATGGCACTCTTCAATAGCCATGATGACCTCTGTCCTTGACAATGCGTTTATGTTTTTGTCAACTATGAGCTCAGTGCTCGGGTTGCTACTACAAGCTGACAACCCGAGACCGATTAGCAATGGAAGATTCCTCATACCAACTCCACATGACCTTTTTCAAGATCCCAAGCCAAGTCATTAGGACGACCACCTTCAGAGATATAGTTCTCATAGCTCACGGGCACTGATGAGTTGATCAAGATACCCATGGAGTGAAAGCCTTTTGTGCCTTCACGACGAGGGTTCTTTTCAACAAGACAACGAATCATCTTGCCAGCATACTTGCCACGAGGCTTTTTCTTCCCGAAAAGCTCCGATGAAACAGGACCAGCTTTTACTTGCTTTTCTTTGCCCATAGCTGCTGCACCCCGATCTGCTGGGGCTGGCTTATCAGCATGATCAAAAGGTGTTGTCTCAATGTGAATATCCCGAGCCAGTTTAAGGATGCGCTCGGCACCAGTCCTGTTGTCAGCAAACTTTTTGACAGGCTTGTCAGAGTTGTTGTTGTAAACTTCAACCAGACCACGACCAGTCGTGTTGCGGTCAGCTAACAGCTCATCAACAGAAGTGAAGATAACCAAACCATTGCCCATCTTGTGAGCAACAGAAGTAGAAGTGAAAGCACGGATTGTGCTGTTCTTGAAATTAATAGCGTATGCAGTCATTTGTTTTTTCCTTTCTCAAAAGTAAAGAGGACATCTCTTTACTCTGTTATTATACTCTTTTTTGATAAAAAAGAAAACATTTTTGTTTTCAATAATATCAAACACTTGCAATATTTTAAGAAATTAAATTGAAAAATATCTGAGTCCTCTAGGCTGAATTAAATATAAATTTTCCTTCGCTCTGGTCAATGCAACATACCAGACTCTGTTCTCCTCATCGCTGCCAAGATTCTCCCAACTGAGCTTGCCCATGTCAGTGAGAAGAACTAGGTTGTCAGCTTCGCCACCTTTTGATTGATGTATGGTTGATATGGTTATTCTTGGCTTGTCAGAAAACTTTTCACCATTGCGCATGCATGACCTTAAATATTCTCTCTCATCTGGGGCTATGCCTTTGAGCATCGTCATCCAATCATAATCCTTGGCTGCATCAGGCAGACCCAAGTCAGCCATCATGTAACTGTCCTGCTTTATCAAGTCAGGATTGAATGCAAGAAAGTTGACTAAATTTTTTGCTTCATGTTGAGATATGCTTTTGCCTTTGCGTAAACTTTCCCAAGCTATTATTGCTCTTGTTTCTTCAGACTCAAGCGAGCTTCTGTTGTTGATTGTGTAAGCATAGCCTTGTTGACGGACTGCTTGTTTTAATCTGTACAATAAATATTTACTGCGACTCAAAAGCATCCAGCTTCCTGACTCGCTGAAATCTATGTCCTGTTCGTTTGTGACATAGATGACATCACCTTCTTGCTTTTTTGGTGCCCACTTTTTTGGATATCTGTTTTTGATTCTGCGAACAACGTCATTGGCTAATGAGTGTATTTTTTTGGGTATGCGGTGACTGTTTGGCAGAGTTATCTTTTGACCTTTTAAATTTAAAAACTTATCAACGTCTGCTCCAGCCCAACCAAAGATAGCTTGATCATCATCACCAGCTATGTAAACCTCGCTTGCCAAACTTGCAGCCAATATAGCCATTTTATATTGAGCTGATGAAAGGTCTTGAGCTTCATCAAATATGCAAATGTCAACAGGCAACTGGCTGTTATATTTTTCAAGCATGTCTGTGAAATCATAAACACCATTGTCTTTTTTATAAGCTACCAGAGCTGAGTGATATTGTTTCACTGCATGCGTGCTCAGGTCATTTATATTAGTTATTGCCATTTGGTCTTCAATGTTTCTCAGACCCATCCTTGCGAGCGATTCAATCCTTGAGCACTTATCACCGAGCCCATCCCCAGTATGCAGGCCTATGTTCTCATCATATATGCCTCTGAACTCTATGCCCATAGCTTTGCCAAACTTGCGATAGTGAGAGTCGGTCATCACTTCATCACGTTGCATGCCTAGCTCTTTGAAGGCCAAAGAGTGAAGTGTCCTGAAATATGGGAACCGACCCTCCTCAAAACCAAACTGGGCCATGGCTCGTTCTTGAGCTTCATATGCAGCTTTGCGGGTGAATGCAAGATAGGCTATGCGCTCAGGTGGTATGCCTCTTGATAGTGCTTCCTCAACTATGTTTAAAAGGCTTGTTGTCTTGCCTGTTCCTGGAGGTCCAAGTATGATTTGAACTTTCCTCATCTCTCAAAAAACTTTTCTATTTCTTCATCTGACATTTTATCCCAATCAGGCTCAACTTGTGGCTTTGGCTTCAGGACTCTTTTTCTTGGCTTCTGCTTCTTGGCTTGGTTTGCTTTTGGCATCATTGTGCCAATTAATGAACCGAGGGCAATGAGCAAATCTTTCTCCAAAAAACCCTCGAGCATCGGCAACTCAATCGTTCTGAATCTTTCTTGACAAAAAGAGCAAACTCTTCTTCTCATTATTGCAATGTTTTTTGCCACCCTGCTGTCTACGACATCAGTCTTCCTGTTACATTTATGGCAAAGCATTTATCACTGCTCCCTATATATTGTGTTCCCATTTTTTAAAAATTCAAAATGCTCAATCATTTTTTCAACATCTTTGAAATAATCCTTCGGAACTGCACAGTTCCTCAAGATGCCTAGTGTTCTGTCAACCATCTCATTTGATTTGGCTAGGCTCATTGATGCCACTCTTTCGTGACATCTTTCTTTCTGCTTTTGCTTCCAATCATCATTGGTTTGTACCATTCAAAATTCTTCTGTCACAGTTGTCGGGATGTTTAGCTCATCTTCCTCCGAATAATACTCAGGAGCAGGAACTGACCAAACTTTAACTGGTTTTGACTTTATGCGAAAGGTTTTTCTGTCACCACCAAGATTTCTTAACCAAGACCAAACTTGATGCTGGGATGGGTAGCGAAACCTTCTTGCCTCAAGATATATAAATAAGTCCTCAGACCTGAAGTAAACTTTTCCTTCATCAACATCATGCCATGGCTTGGCATTCATGATCTCATCTTTTTGACGAGCTTGGACTTTGCCTGTTAAAAATGCATCCAAAGTTTTTTCAAACTGACCTTGTGGGCTTGCGTCATCTGGGTCAATGATTACTTCAACAGAGCCTAAAAGCTCATTGATACGTTGCTCCCACTTTTGTGATGGCATTGTGCTTGGGCACTTGTTTAATTTCTCAACACATATCTTTTGAAGCTGACGCTGATCAAGAAGCTGTTGTGTCGTCACCTCAATGCGCTCACCTTGCATTTCAATATACCAGCGAACTGATGATCTGTTTTCTGTTTCATATTTTGTTATGGCATCAACTTCAATCGCCATGCCACCACCAATACCGCCTATGCCAAACTCTCTTTTCATGCACTTGCTTTTCTCACAATAGTTGCAGATTGGTGATTGCTTGCATGTGTAGGCATATTCTTTTTTGCTGACTGCTTTTATAAGGCCATTGACTTCACTTGATGGGAGTGGCTCTGATACACTTTCATAATTAAACTTCATCAGATCTTCTTGCCAGTCGTCTGGATTCTTTTTTCTGAAATAAACGCCTGCATTGAACAGAGATATGTTTCTGCCACCTTCTGGGAAGCCCATTGTCATTATATGTTGAAGGCAAGGTGGACCATCTTCAAAATGCTTAGTCAGCTCAGGGGAAAATTTTTCAAGTTGTTCGTAGTTTGTTTTCTTTTTATTCGCCAGAGTTACAAACTGGCTTAAATTTAATTTCTTGCCTTTATGTATTGCGTATCGCTCTGTTTCATCGCCATCCCAGTAACAAAGATTTATCCAGTTGCCTCTGTCACGTTCATTGGCACGTGATATTTGTTTTGGGAAAATCTCAGCACCACCATAACCAAGTTGAGCAGCAAATTCATTTAACTTTGAAACCATGTCAATAGCTGCAATAGCAGGTTCACAAAACAAATATAGATGAGCACCGCCAGACTTAGAGCGGCACATAACCAGAGGCGTGTTTTCAATTTTCTTTTCCAGTTCCTCAAGCGTCTCATTTAACTTCACCTCTCCTCTTATATCAACATCAATAACCCCAAAGTTGCAAGAGTTATTTTCCTTCAACATAATTATGCCGAGAATGTAATCGCCACCTTTTAAATGAGTATCAAAATGATTAAATGTTGCAGGTTCACTGACAGTCAAAGCACGCCCAGACATCTTGCCATCAGCTTCTTTTTTCTGCACCCGATATTGGCCATGAGCTTTTTCATAGCCTCTAAAAAGTTTCATAAATTTTTCGGTGAGTTCTTTTTCCATTATGTTCCTTTCTGAGAAGGTGGGGAAGGGAAAATGATAAAACCCTCCCCCGATGATGCTTGTAGTTTGGATTACATCACATCATCATCTGTCGTCGACTCAGAAGAAACATTGACATTTCCGGCTGCAATATCTTTTTTGAAAGCACGTGCCTCAAGATAAATATTTTTGCCATTGTCTAGGTTTTGTATGATGCCACCTGATTGTGCATCAAAAAGCATCTTGATTGACCAACCGAACCATGAGCCTTGATCATTTGACTCGGGCACTGTTGACAAGTTGTAAGCATTCCAGAACATCGCTGGGTTTTGCTTTTTGCCTTGGATGTCTACCATCAGCCTTGAGATCATAGCGTTCCATTGCTTTGCCCTTTTCATTTGAGACTTGCTCATGCTCAAAAGTGCAGGTGAGTGACTGCCATCTTCATTAACAATGAAAACGAAATATTCACCTGTGGGAACAATCTCGTTGCCCTCATCAGTGAAGTACTCACCCTTATCACCACGAGTGCAATTTGCTAGGCAAGCTGAATCAGAACCATGATCCCTGACCAAGCCACCTCTGTCGGCTTTCCATTCAATGTGGGCACGACGATAACTGATAGGCACAACAGTGATGCCCTTTTCACCGTCAAAGACCTTTTGAGCGACATTATCAAAAATGTGACCAGCTTCCGCACCCTCAACATAATCACCCTCACGTTTATTTGTTTGAGGTGACATCTGCTGAAGGATTGTGATCCTTGGTATCATCATGTCATCTTTGGTCATATTCTCCTGACCAGCACCAACATCCTCAAGCAGGATGCTTTCATCAAAAGCTACAACATTTGATTGTTTTTTCTTTGCTACTTCATTTGCCATTTTTATCTCCTAATCTTGGCTCTGCGTCCCATGTACACACGGAACAACTCAACAGGTATATCCTTGCCATCTTTTAATCGCTCTTTTAAAATAGCGTTAACAGATCCAGGATGCACCCCGACTGCACGTTTGTAATAAAGTTTTTTGTCACGCAACTCTTTGGTAAAAGCATTGCATGCGTCATCTTCATTACGACCAAACTGAACCTCAACATTGCTTTTTATATTGGCACCATGACCATTGTCACGCAACCATTCAAAGCATTGCTGCTGGAGGAGTTCAAGCTCTGCCTTTGCATCATCTTTGGCACGATCGATTGCACCTTGTGATGGGACAGAACCAGTCACAACATCTTGCACTTCAACTTTGGCACCATTGCTCAAAGTAAAGTTCTTGATGTTCAGTTCTTGCATTAAATCAGGCAAGTCCTGCTCAGCCAACATTCTGAGATCCTGCTTCTTTTCCTTCAATGACTCTTCAAGTTTGTTAATCTCATTCTCAAGATCATACATCTTTTGAGCCATATCAGATATTGCACCAAGTTCATTGGATGCTGGTGCCACATCCTCAAGCAGATCTATATCTGTCATCTTGTACCTTTCTCAATTCTAGGGCAACAGGCATGTACCAACCTTTGCGGCGATCCCTCTCACCCTCTTCCATATTGCGCTCCCAACGTAAGACACGCACAACTGGGGAAACTTCACCAGCAATCATGCAAACTATCATAACTGCTATTGGGTCTCCCCCTCCTGGCCACAGAAGATAATCATCTGTGGAGAAGTCCTTCATAATTCGTCTGGCCTTTTGTATTGATGGTCCAGGAATAAACTGAGGCTTGTCTTCAGGTTCAAATATAACTTCGAGTGAACCATAGCGAGTTGCATCAGTTAAGTCAGGAGTCCAGCCGAACTTATTTCTTGTTGGTCTGTTGACCACATACACCTTTGACATGGCTTTTCCTTTCTCAAGTTTGGTGTGACCTTATGGCTACTGAAACTAAAGATCGCCATCAGAGACCGTCATCAGGGTCATACTTGGTGTCTTCACCACAAGAGTCACGATAAATACTATGCCTTATTCAAATAAAAAAGAAAAGAAGAATTTTTCAAAGAAACCAGTCTTAATCAAATAAAACAACTGCGAAACCAAAAAAACCAAGTTTCTGGGCAAAAGTTGTTTTTATACCCGTCCTTGGTTTTTTCATCTTCTTATAAAGAAAAAATTTGAGGGAAAAAATTTTATGTT